TTCCAATAGAGCATGTAAGGTAGCCTTTAAGTATTCTAACTCATATTGCTGTCTAATTAATTCTAATTCAAGAATTCTAATTCGTTCTGATTTTCTCACAAATCTGTTTCTTCTCTGTCTAAAGGAGTAGGAGCTGTCACTAGCGTCCCACAATTTGCACATTCCATATCAAGAAAGTAGGTAGCAATTTCGTAATCATCAAAGATTGCTTTGATATTAAATATATTGCATCCGCATATACATTCATGAGTTGGTGTTCCACGAAGATCCATTGCATGATCATAACTTTCTGGCTTTAATCCATTAATATGTTTCATGTCTTCATCATCTTCCTCATACTCTGAATTATCTTTATCCAGAAGTATTATATCGTATTTACTACGAACATCTCTGATTATCCCCACTGATATTAAACCGAACAGCAGGGCGGCTAAACGATTTAGCCATTTCATAAATCTATTATACTCTAGACTTCTATAATTGTAAAGGGAGGTCTTACTGACATATTAAACTTAGCTGCCGCCTCTAAAGCCATGCGTACACGCTTACGTGGGGTCTTAACTTGTGCTGTAGAGAATAAAGATCCAAGTGCTAGTTCTTGACCTGCACCCTCAGCCATATATGGAACATCTACTTCTGCTATATGAAAGTCAGAGTCCATAGTAAATATTCTTCCAGCACCTTGAACTGCTATAATAAAAACTCCGCCTTGGTCGCCTTCTTCAGTGCCTGAACTAAAGTTTCCATAACCATATTCTTTAAATGAATCTTTAACTGATTCTACAAATTTTGTTCTAATAAACTTATCTAAGTTTCTGTAGCCAGAAGTTGGTTTGTAAACTGGAGGAGTCCAATAATATTGAAGTATCTGACCCATTCTAAAACTATCAACAAAGCCTATACCGAATTGCCCAACTTTAAAAACCTTAGCATCTGTTCTCTGAAAAATTAAACCAGATTTATCATCAGATGCAGCGGCATCCCCACCAAGGAGGACTTTATTTTCATTTATAAGGGCTACTATGCAGGTCATATATCATAGTATACTATTTTTAATATTCCGAGTCCAGATCCTTATATTCTATTATATTTAGCTGGACTAAGGCATTTTCTAATTCAGCCTTAACCTGGATTAATTCCTGGATGGAATTATAGTATTTATCCTTCCACTCAGTTAATTCCCGTTCAATTTGAAATAAGGCTATTTTAAGATCCTTAATTTCCATTTTGAGGTGATCTTGCTCACGCTCAGCCTTACGGGTTTTTTCTTTTTTGCTTTCTTTCAATGCGGCTACAAAGGCTGTTCCCATGCCTGAAAAAACGGCAGCCAATAAAGCAATTGTAATAGAGGTATAATCCATGATAAATAAATTATACCTTAAATTAAGTCTAAACTAATAGCTCAGACGCTGAGACTTCGTTGCCAATATATCGTCTCTTCTGAATATATTCTTTGACATGCTCCGCCCCATTTGATCGTCCCGCCAAAATAATTACCCAGCGTGGTTCCAGTTTGGATGTGATGCAGGTTTCACACATCAATAAATTAATTGGAAGAAGAGAAGACTTCTTTACATCTAATTTATTCTTTGATTTATTACAACTGTAGCACAGTATTTTTTCCATTAATTTGATTCCTCAATATGCTGATGAACAATTTCATCCACAATGGTGAAATCTTCATTTTCTAAAAGCTCTTCTACTTCATCTCCGTCAATATTATATTTTACCAATGACGCAAACGCTCCCAATTTTTCGACAGTTCCATAGCAGTTTTCTGAATGGATGAACACAATATGAATAATATCATAATACTCTCGCACTTGGAACCCCCTCTAACTCACATCGAACGCCATACGATTCAATTAATTTCTTTACCTTTGTAACGTAATCTATAACTCTTTCTTTTTTAGTTCCGTCAAACTGTATAAAATTATCTTCATATAATCTCAATGCGAGAAAGTCAGGGTATTTAACTATATCCATAAGCAGCATAGCTGGCTTAGGTATTTCATAAACTCTCTTTTTCATTTCATCCGTATAGAATACTGGCTTGGCAGGTTCGCCTGTCCACCAATTGATACCATGTTTAAAATGATCTTTATTTTTATCAATAAACATTTCTCTTTTTTAACCTCTTCCATACTTCAGGTGTTTTGTGTAAATTTTTACTTTTATCTATAGATCCCGAAGTTAAATAAACTCCACCCCAGACTCCATATTCATCTTTTTCAACTGCAGATTTGTAGCACATTTCCATGACTGGGCAAGAAAAGCACATCTCATCTATATTCTTTGCTATGTTGGGATCAGCTTCATATTTATCATAGAATAGATTTGTGTCCATTCCACGACAAACTGCTAGATAATACCAATCAAAATCTTCTTCGTCTATACCTAAATTATTTAAAATGCTTGACATATTTTGTAGGTAACTTCCATATACCGTTATTGTTGACGGAGATTCTTTCTGCCGTCCCCCACGTATCTTGTTTAAATATGCCCTTTATATTTGTAAATCCGTTAATATCTTTTTTCCATATAACTAGATCATAATTATCCCAATAGGGGACTATATTTCTTGCCCTCTTAATGAAGACTTCTACACCTAATTCTGTTAGATTTAACATGCTGTCCTAAACATAAACCGCAGCATCCCACTGATATATATTATACAGGAATTGCTGCGGCTATGTCAATACTTATTTAAGAAAAGTTCCATCCCATATGGACTTCTGTACTTTATCGACTGGTACACAATTTGGAACCATTCGTCCATTTTTTTCTTTCATGCCTCTTTGGGTATACCCAGACCAGCATGCTTTTGTTAAATTATCCCACTTATCTTCGTCTTCATTATCAGACTCATATGATTTGCTCATACACTCCTCGCAATTTTCGCAAGAAGTATTTTTGGATTTGCAGGTTTCGCAACCACAATTTTCATAAGCCTTTGTTACTGGCCAGTTTACCTCATTTTTCATAGGATCTCCGACTGGAGCAGGGTTTTGAACAGAAGCCTCTTCTACTGGCATTTCTGTCTCAGTTTCTGTTTCTGTCTCTTCTCCGTCTTCCTCTTCTGGCACTTCGATCATAGATTCAATTGCTTCCATCAAATGCTCAATTACCATTCCAAGCTGTTCTTTTGTGACTTCTGCACGAAGAGCTTTTGTAATTTCCTCATCGTCTGGAATTTCAATTACCGTGTCTACTGGATTAACTACATCGTCTAGAATATCTTTAATCTCTTCAAATAATTCTGACTGTGTTAGTGATTTTTTCATGTTTTTCTCTCTCTCCACAATTTTTCTAGACCAAGAGAAACCAGCGTCGCCGCCCCAGGCATCCCACATAATTCGACCATTAGAGGGATTAGAAGTATTATTAAAGTCCTTGCCCTTCTTGTCTACTTCATGTCTGGAAAAGAAAGAATACATTCTTTTAACTGTGGACAAACTTAATGTCTCACCACGAGCAAGCTGTCCTGCACGAGTCCAACCTACTGCTGTACCAGCACCAGTTGCTTTTCCTTGTTCTTTCCAACGAATAGCTCTTTTAGCTGCTGCTTTCATACCAGCAGTTGGCGTGTATCCTTCTTTTGCCATTATTTCTCCTTTACACTAATTACTTTTACGTTTTTAACTTCATCATCAATGCCGAAAATATCATTGACATATTCAACAGCATCTTCTTCGCTAAATGCTTCTACCTCTGCACTTATTTCAATCTTGATGTTGTAAAATTTCATTATTTACCGCAGGTTGGGCATACTCCAGAAGAAGTTGCTGCTGGTTTTACTGCGCCTCCAGTTTTAAACTTTGGACGACCAAAACCTACAATAGAAATTTGTTCTCCAGTTTTATTTTTCTTAAATGCACGAAGCTTTTTGCAAGCCTCTCCGCCATTACGCTGGCTACCCTTTTTAGTACCTGAAGTATTTCCTTCAATGCACCAAACAGTTCCATCTTCATTATCTTCGATAACAATTCCTACGTGAGAAATTCTATCAACGCCGTCTGATGGGAAATCAAAATAAGCAATATCTCCTGGTTCTGGATCTGCTAAATCTCCATCAATCCATTGCCCAGCCTTTTTAAATGCTGCTGCTCCACCTGGAGTATAAACTGTATTAGGAATTTTTACTCCTGCTTCATTTGCACACCACATTACGAAAGATCCGCACCATGGTTGAAAGTTAGCTTTTGTAAATGCACCGTACTTTGTCTCATTATCTTTTGGACCTTCAATATATCCAACCTGAGACTTAGCAACTTGAACTAAACGAGCAGCGCTTCCTTTAGGAGCTTTTGCTGTTTCTGCGGGAACTGGAAAGTCTGTCATTATTCTTTATCCCAATCTGTATCAACTGGCTGTTCTGCTGGCATTGCACCATCAGGCTTCTTAGCAAGACGTGCTCTAACTTCATCAAGTTCAGCATCTACTTTCTTTTCTGCAATTTCTAATTCTGATTCAAGCTTTTTATCTGCTTGAGTATTCTTGGCATCCATCTCTTTATTATCGAGCTGTGCTTTCATAATATCTTTTGCACCACTTTGTCCAATTAGTAGACCCGCCAATGTTCCTGTAATAAATGTTGCTACAGAACCTAGCACGTTGAAGAACATCTTATCGTTTTCTGACTGTGCTCCAATTGGTTGTGATACGAACAATAGTCCGTATAAAATTCCTACCGATGTAAGAAGAAGAATTGTTCCTAGAGTTAATCCTAGAATAAACTTCAATCTTGCATCAAGATCTGCTGGGGTTAATCTTTCTTTAGCCATTTTTTACCTTTGATTCCTGATAATCATTCCATACTTTTTCGCCAACAATATCTTTGCTGCACGTACCTGTTGATTCACAAATTGGCGGATTACATTCTGCCTTATCCCAATTTGCTGTATCTTGACAAGGGTAACGGAAGCTGCCTTGATACCCACAACCTGTGAGGGTAAGAACTAGCATTACGCTTGACAATGAGGCAATTATTTTTCTCATGCCTCTATTATAGCATTTAGTCTTCTTTATCTTTAGAGCCCTTTGCCCCGAAATATCCGCCAATAATTCCTATAAGACCTCCAAGGGCTGTTTGAACCAGGGTCATCACCTCTGCCGAAACCTCTACAGGCTCACCTGTTTTAGAAGTTTCTAGAGCAGCAGTTACATAATCTCCAACAATGGCAGTAATAATTGCAATACCTACCATCATAGAAAGCATTAAAATTACTCTATCTTTCATTACTCTTCCTCTTTTCTTAATGGAATTGTTACTAACCAGATAATTGTGGCGGCAATTGTAGCTAAACCAACGACATCTTGTGCTGTGCCAGTTAATGTTAACCAAGCAATAAAGAAGCCTAGAAGGGTCCAGACCTGGGCTATGCTCTCTTTTACTGCCTCCCATATCCAATTAAAGAAACCTTTAATTATTTTCATTATATCCTCCTAGTCATGGCTGCTGCCACAATATTTGCTGCGATTACTACAGGAACAATTACTTCCTGTGCTTTTTCTCTTTGATCGTCTGTCATATCCTTGCCCCATTCTGATGGGCTAAGTAATTTTTCAAAATCTATATTTGTAATTGCTCCAATTGGATCCGATAAAAATGCTTCTGTGGTGACTTCAGTAGTTGCATCTGCTAGTGTATATGGCATAGGAGCATTAGCATTCTCTTTAATTCTATCACCAAATTCTTCAAGGGCTTTTGCTACTGTTGGTTCAGATGCCGCTAATGCTGCTACCTTTGCTAATTCTTCTGGTTTAATTCCAAGACCCTGTGCTACCGCCTGCTTTTGTTCTGGAGTCAATTTAGTTAATGTATCTTTACTTGTTAAATCTGCAATTAGGTTTGCCGTCTCTTCTGTGATAGTATTAGGGCGTGATGATTCTTCAGAAGGTTCAGCAGGAGTTGGCTCTGGTTCAGGAGTTGGCTCTTGATCTATATCCGATGGCAGAGGTGAAGGCTCTGGTGAAGGCTCAACAGTGGGCTCTGGTTCAGGAGTTGGATCTAGCGTCGGTTCATCTGTGGTTTCGGAATCTGGAGTTGGAGTGGGATCGTCTGGTTCAGTTTGCTCAGGCGATGGCTCAGGAGAAGGTTCTGGCGTAGGTTCAATTGTTGCATCTGGTGTTGGTTGCGGTTGATTTGCCATAGCAGCAGCAATAGCTGCTTGAACTCTTTGTTGCTCTTCAAATTGCCAAGTTTTATTATATGAATCCCAAGCATCGTCTATTGCATTATTCATATTAATAATTGCTTGATCATAAGCAGATATAGCATTATTTTTAGCAGTTAATGCATTTGCTGTATTTGTTACTGCAGCATCATATGCATTAGTTTTAGTTGTTAATGTTTGACTATATGCATCTAATGTAGAGTTTGCAGTATTATATGCAGTAAGCTTATTATTGTATATTGCTAACTTATTATTATAATCTGTTTGTGCCGCCGCTTGTGCTGTTACTGCGGCATTGTATGCATCAATTTGTGCCTGTGTTGCACCAGCACCATATGACATTGCAGATGGATATACACCAGTCCATCCTCCAGGAATTGCCCATCCAAGATGAAAATATCCTGGTCCTCCACCGTTATACCACCATATTTCTACATCTAAAACTTTGTCTTGAGTTGTATCATAAACTGGAGAGTATTCGCTCCATGTGGCTCCCTGCTCTACCCATTGATCTATGGCAAGAACTCCATCTACATACATTTTAAATCCATCATCAGTGTATCCAGCAAAGTATGTTGAATTCCAATCTTGTGGAACAGTTATTTTACCAGTAAACTTAACAATAAAATTTTCGTATCTGTAGCATGTTGATGCTCCTGGCTGCATATAAGATGAAGTAAGAACTCCAGTACATCCTGTTTGACCAGCTGTAATTGCTATTCCTGGCCATTGCCTTGCTAAATAGTAAACTGTATATTGCAAACCAGAACTACCAGCATTTTGAACTGCAGATTGTGTTGTTTGAAGGTTTGCATTTGCAGTAGAAAGATTTAATTGGGATATGTCTAAATCATCTTTAGCTGAATTCTTTTGAGTTAAAGCTGTCGAAACTACTATTGTTTGAGAATCTACTGCTGATTGAGCTGTATTCTTTTCAGATAAAGCTGTTGCTTCTGCTGTTACCGCCGCATCATATGCAGCATATGCGTCGTCTCTAGCCTGCTTTGCGGCTACTGCATCATCATATTTTTGTTCTGCTATATCTATAAGGGCTTGAGTTTCAGCCTTTTCATTTAGATTGTTTACTTTTTCATTGAGTTGTTGTATCTCTTGTGCGGCTATACTTAATGGATCATCGCTATAAGAAGCGGGTGTGAGAAATAGCCAACCAAACCCTAAAATGGCGGCTAAAGATAATCTCCATAACTTAGTCCTAGTCAACTATAACTCCTTGTTATAACTTTTATAACAAGTTAATTATATCATTGGACTACTTAGCGTTATCTGTTTTATAGAAGCCGTTACCCTTAAACTGAATACCAAATGTACCAAACTGTTTAACCATTGCAGCACCGCATTTATCACAAAGCTCGGTCATTGTTGATTCGCTAATTGGCTTATTAACTTCTTTAGTATGTTCACATATAACACACTTATAATCGTAGTTTGGCACATCTCTCCTTAAAATTTGATGAGCAGTTTATACACATGCTCAGGTGTATCCCACGGTAGCCACGAATGGCCCGTAGTTAGATTATACCTTATTTAATTTTGATTGTCTTTGGCTTTTTCTCTTCTGGAACAATTCGTTCTACAGTAATTGCCAGCATGCCATTTTTGAACTCTGCTGAAGTTACTTCCATAAATTCACCCAATGCAAATGATCTTGTGAATTTGCGTGTAGCAATACCCTTATGTAGAGCCTCGCCAGATTCTTCAGTTGAAATTTCACCCTTAACAATAAGGGTTCCGTTGTCTACTGTAACATCAACATCTTTCTTATCAAATCCTGCTAAAGCAAGATCCACACGATAAGTCTCGTCATCTACCTTAATTACATTGTAAGGTGGATAGCTTTCCTGTTTTGTTACGTGAGTCCAAGTTTGTACATTAGGCTGAAAGCCAATAAAAAAGGGATCATTGAAAATGTTCCAAAGAGATCCCGTTGTTGTTAAATGATTTACCATTTTTATTCCTCCTATTAAGCGAATAAGTTAATTTATGTGGGTCCCGTATGGCGACCCACATCTATTATATCAAATGTTTTATTTTTAAAGAATACGCTTCTTCTTATCAGCCATCTTTTGTTCGTCGGCTGTCGCAGCATATAGGGCTCTTTGGTGAGCCAAGGCACGGGACTTGCTTGGGTGGCATCCTTTTAATTCGCCTTTATCGTTTACTACTGCGTATCCCTTGCATCCTGCCGTATTTTGTTTAATGTTGTATGGCATTATATCTCCTAATCGTTGGGTATATCTGGGAAATCCATTTCAATTAATCCCATTTGTTTTGCTAATTTTTGTCCTTCTGGACTTAAGTGTAAAGTCGCTTCAAGATTTTCATCATATTCGACTTCCATCAAACCTTCTTCATATAATTTCAAAAGAGATTCATCTACGTGACGTGTATGTGCTTCCCAAAGTTCTGGGGCTATGTCTTTAGCAATTTCATGAATAGCAAATATAATTTCGCCATTCTCATCTACGCCTTCGATTGTTACCGCACCTATCTCTAGGTAATGTTCGAGCTTCATGTCGTCTTCTCTTTCCTCGTCCATACTATTATTATACTCCTAGCCGTGCAACAGGTAGGACTTGAACCTACGATAGCCGAATTATGAGTTCGGGGCCTTAACCAACTTGGCTACTGTTGCCAATTGGTTTATTGTATCGTTCCATCTTCATTTTTGTCAATGGTGGTTTCCACTAACTGCTGTACGTAATCAGAGAAATGTTTTCTTATATTGCCAGGGGGTCTGGATCCAATAGTTTTCCACAGTCTCTTATATTCAATTACATTTGCAAATGTTGTAGGGCAAAGCACGTAGCCAGCATACTCTTTTAATGTAGTAGGCAGGGGTACATGTTTTCCACAGCATTTACATTCTTTAGCTTTATCTTGATATATACTCATACTATTTCCATTCCGTCTAAAACATCTTTAAGATAGTCAGGCATTCTAGGGGCACGAATTAAATTGTCCCTAACTACTTCTGTATCTTCCCTATCCCACCTCATTGGATCATAGGTATGTATTTCTATTTCAGAGCTATTCTCTGGCTTAGTTCTACTAATAGCGTTATAAATAGATCCACATACGGCATCCGCCAAGTCTTTAGAACCTTTTCGTGGGTGGTCTACCTTATCACGCATAATTTTTAGCTGCAATAATTCATCAATCAAAAGCGGAATATGTGGTCCAGACAATCTTTCTTCAAGAACTACCATGGCCATATCGTCATAATGTTTCTTTGCCACCGACAAAGTTTCTGTATTAATTCCATATTGTTTTAATTGCTGCATCATATCGTGTGAGTTCCATCGGTCAAATGTGCAAACACGAATTTTAAATCCAGCAGATCTTAGTCCTAAAATATAATCTTTTACTTCTGTAAAATCTACAGATTTATCTGCAGTTGGTGTCCAGTATCTTACAGCATCAACTTCTACAATTGGCGCTGGTTGAGAATAAGTATCAGTTACTTTTATATTTACCCATTTCTGCACATGTGCCATTGCTACTGCACAATGGTCATGCTTTTGCGCCAAGTCTACATGCAAGAAATATTCTTTATCTGGATCTGGAGCAAACCATGATTCAAGTCTGCCAAATGAATCTACAGCCAGAGCCATGTTGCTAAAAGACTTTTCTATTTTCTCACGAGATTTAAAGAATGCATCAATTGCTTCTGGTGGCATACATGCAAAACGACTAAGTGCATCTGGCATGTTTTTATAAAATTCAATCTTAAAATCTTCAATCTTCTTTGTGGGATTTACTTCCCATGTAGGACGTTTAAGGGCATATACTTTAGGAATCTTATATGAAACTATATGGTCTTCTTCCCATTCTACATTAATCTCATTGCCTTCTGTTCCGTCTGGCAGATCTTCGTCCATCTTTAAGGTTTTACTTCTAACAATTGTTTCCTTTTCTGCCACCACCGAATCATAAAACTTTTGAATAGGGTCGTTCTTAAAACGTGGGAATGAAAGTAGAATAATCTTTCCATAATCTGGAAAACGAGATATAACAGATCCACGATACATATCATAAATAGCATCAGCAGTTTTAGCTTGATCATGCCCCGTTGTATTTTCTGTGGCAAAGCCAGAAATTTCGTCAAGGATTACCGCTATCACGTTATATCCTTCGAATGCTTCACGTTCTGAGTGACCAGAATATACGTTTACATTTTTAATAAATCTAATTTCAGAAGCTTTTGGGTCGTATTTACCAATAAACCATGGAGATCTATCTATACGTGTCTTAAAGCCTTTAAAGAAAACATTGTTTGCCTGCTGTGCGTTAACAGCAATATTAATAATATCAATTGTATCTCCAGGTGGTTTACCGTAGTATGTTGCTGGATCTTTCAAGCACAACAGTAGATACACCATATACGATACTGAAATTGTAGAAGTATAATCTTTTCCAGAACCTTTGCCCAACTGTGCAATAATTTCTGTACAAGTTTGTTTATATCTACGAGTGCCTTCTTCTTCGCCGAAAAGTTTAATTAGAGTTGACTCTTTATATATCTGTGAACCTTTTTCAATTAATGTATATTGATATTCAGAAAGTGGCGGAAGCGCAAGATAGTCAGGACTTGTTACAAATGTCCTTAGATCGACTGGCCTCTCATCAAATTCTTCGCCATCGAGTATATCAATAAGATCATTGAAATTAAGATCCACTAACTTCCTCAATTATTTCAACTGGTTCAACTATCCCAGTTATTTGAGATAGGCGTTTTGCTACTTCTAATTTACACTTAGGACAGGTTGCTGTAACTTCCTTTAGAATCTTTACAAGAATGTCTTGCTTCCGCTCAGTTTCCGCCAACTGTGTTGCAAGTTCTGCGTTATCCAATAGACCAACTTCTTGAAGCATGCCTATACGCTTACCTTCAATGTCTGCAATTAGCTTTAATGCTGTCGCTTTAATATTTAATTGGCCTGCTTGGTCTGCATCCTCTACGGTCTTCCAAGCCTCTTTAATGAGCATAGCATAGTGTTGGTCTGCCCCAGAGATGGCTTCCTTAGCCCTCTCACGAGCCCCAGAATCGCTTCTGACGACCTGTTTCCACTCTTCTATATACTCTATAACCTCTGCTCTCTTAAAACCCGTTACAGAGGCAATCTGGGTAGGGTTATTACCCTTGAGTAGTTCTTCAACAACTTTATTCATGCGGTCATAATGATCCGCTAGTTCAATTTCCATATACCTGAATTATACCATGTTTTAGTTGACTAGGATTGGGATTTAGCTATTTTGAGCAGGACTAAATATCCAATTAGGTCATCAATATCATTATCACCTGGATATTCTGTACCCTTCATAAGCCTATTTAATTTATCATCAATACGAACATGTAACTGTTCTCTTGGTCCCGCCTTTGAAAATATACGCACAGGGTCAAGGGCTGAATTGCCGTAAGCAATATTCTTTTTAATTAACATGTGTGCAATTTCATGGCAGGTTTCCCAAATTTCTTTACCTGCTTCTGTGCCTACTGTAAGTAAATATAAATCTTGGCAGTTAAAATCTTTTACATCTGGATATACTGGTTCAAGCATTTTTGCTCCTTAATAAGGCCAAGAAATGATCGCTTTCATTTCCATTTGGATCTTTGGTATAGGCAATAGACTCTATACTAAAATATTGTTCAACAATTGTCAATACCTTTGTTCCAGTATCATCCATCCATGTTCTGCTATGTAAAACTAATTTATTTGTATTTAATTCAGATAAATACTTATTCAATTCGTCATCATGAATATGCTGAAATACTAAACTGGCTAATACCATATCAAATGGAATTGTTTTTATTTTGTCCCAATTAGATGTATATATAATGTTATTTATTTTATTTTCTTCTGGAACTAAATCTATCATATTAGGAAGATCAAATCCTATTACATTTACATAGCTCTTAGCAAGGGCGACTGAATTTCTTCCAACCCCGCATCCAAAATCTAATGCGTATTGATGGTTATGGGGCTGGCCCTTTGCTAAATCAATTACTTCTTCATATACTGGCATATCTTTAAATGATCCAGTATATCCTGTCAGGATTGCATCTCCTGCATTTACAGCATTAAGACTTTCCCAAAAACTTTTCATTTTCTAATCATTCCAAATTTCTCAAGGTATCGTTGAATTGTCATAGCAGATACCCCACACTCTGCTGCAATTTCTGTAATGTTCTTTTTCTGCACAACATATCTGCGGTATAGCCATGTTTGGCTCTGGTATAGTTTCATCGTTCTGTTAGCACCGTGTTTGAATAATGTGCAATGCCGAATGCATCTGCAACGTCAAAATCATCTAACTTAAGACCATACTTATTATTAAAGTAGTCTACAGTCCTTTGCTTCCTGATCTCCCGCATTTTTGCTTTGTACCAAGAGTCAGTATGTCCTGGATTTTCAAACCTAAGTTTGTCTTTCTCCAGCTTTGTTGGGTTTTTATTTCCAATATGTGCTTGCCAAGATGTAGGAGATATAGTGATAACACTAGCACCAGTAGACATAAGCTCAGCAATGATGACACCGTAAACATAAGATAATTTTATCACGGCATCAGCAGATTTGACAAACACTGCCCCTTCAATAACAATATAATCTGATTTAAGTTGCGGCAACATAGCATGCATTTTAACTTTAGCATCATATATTTTTTCATATATATCTGATCCAGTAAATTCAATTTTACCCCAGCGTAATGGCTTATCCCCTTCCATTAAGCAAAATGCTACTGAATTTGTTGAAGCATCTATGCCTAACACTCTGTTAGCTTTAGTTTTAACTAGCTCAGCTAATCTCATCTATCATTCCTAACAATTTAGTTCTATATTGTTCGTTTACTGCTTTGTTGCATGATGAACATAGATTAGATTCGTTGTATCTACTTAATTGAGCACCACATTTTTTGCAACCTCGTTTAGCGCCATTTCGTATTGCTTTTTTCTCATAATACTTTTCCATGATGCGTCTATTTGTTGCAACACGGCAGCATTCATCTGTGCAATATTTTTGGTTATGAGTCTTTGGCTCAAATTCTTTAGCGCATTCTTTATTGGCGCAAATCACAGTTTTGGAACCTCATATGCTTCAATTTGAACTGTACCAGTTTCTCCTGCCCAACATTCTTTCTTTACTGGACAATTCTTGCAGGCATAGGAAGTTTTTAAGAATGGCCTCATTGGAATATCGCCGTCCTTAAAGTTATCATATACTTCACATAGCCATAAGAATAATCCTTCTATGATTTCTTTATTTCGAGCAGTCATTTGAACTGGAATTAAAAGTAACTCTTGAGTATTCTTATTCTCATATAGGAAGAATGCTTCATCAATTTCTTTAAGCTTCATATAGGTTAAAAGTTGTAGCAAATGGTTCGCTGATGGAGACATTTCTGCCTGTCTCGTATCCCATACTTCCTGCTTAGCAGTTTTAATTTCACCAATAACTGGATGATTATCCCATTTAAATACAAGATCTATGAAGCCACGAATTGGTGGATATTCATTCTTAATCTCTATTTC